CGTTGGCGTCGATTGCTTCGAGGGCCTTGCCGGACTTTTCGCTCAGGCGTTGCGCATTAGTCGGTAGCGCCGTCATGCCACCAGCAGCCTGGACTGAGCGCCTAGCCGACTCCTGGGCCATTTCGAGCGCCTGAATCTCCGGCGAATAGGTCTGCCGCGTCGGGACCGGCAAGATGGCATCGCCCGTCGCCTCGGTCTTGGCATTGGCCTCAAGAAACGCCACCGGCACCATGTTCGCGGACTGCCAAATCTCAGGCTTGTGGAATTGGCCGGTATAGCCAATGTAGGGCGCTTTCGGCGTCATGCCGATTACTTCGGCCTTAGTCGTGGCACAATAGTTGACCAGCATCAGCGGATCGCGCATCGGGCGAACTAGGCTCATTAGAATTTTGCGCGGGCCATTGCCATCGTCAATGTAGAGTTCTTTGCCGGTGAGCCAGATGATCGGAATGTACTTGCCGGGTTGCGGATTCGTCTCCAGGATTTCGATACCGTTGGTAATGTACTGAGTGACCTTGCGCACCGTGGCTTCACGCTCGTTCAGGATACGGCCGCCGTCGCGCTTCTCCTTGGCAATGTCGAAACCGGCGGGTAGCTCGTCCTCGGCCATCGTTACCGGTGCCTGACCGTCGATCTTGACCTGGTAGAGCGTGCGCGGCGTTTCGTCCACGACCCAATACTCGGCAACTTGGATTTGATCCTCTTTGATCCAGTTAGGCGCGGTCTTGTAATGGGCGGTATCGAAGTCGGTAATGGTGGCCTTGGGATAGCGCTTCTTGTATTCTTTGCGCGGGACCAGGTCGAGCAGGAACCAATATCGGGCATCCGAATAGTCGGCTTTCTTGCAATCGGGATCGGGATAGCTAGCGTCGGGATTTGGGATGCGGTCAATCACCAACTTTTGATCGAACGATTTGTCATTGATATAGACATGGCGAACGATCCAGCCGCCATACGACCGATTGAGCATGTTCTCGAAACCGCAAATGTAGGCCGACTGGGCGTTGGAGTCGTATTCGATGTTGCGGAACAGATCGCCGATTAGCTCAGCCGATTGATCATTGGCGCCATAACCCTCAGGCTCGACTTCGATAGCGCGTTTGTTCTGACGGATATCGTTGATAACCTGGTTGGCGTACTGACCGTATTCGTCCATTACCAGGCAGGGGCGGATACCTTTGCGTTGCAACTTTTCAGCTTCCGGCCATGGATTGAGCGCCACGTAGCGCATGTCCTGGCGGCCGTCCTCGCGAATGTCCTGCAATTGGTCTTTGCAATAATCGAAACGGTCGCGACACTCGGCTAATATCCGCTCGTCACCGCTCAGGTAGTCTAGTGAATCGTCGTAATCTGGCATGACTAGGCAGGGTCTAACTTTTCAACATGCGGATTGACTTGCTTGACTGCTGGCGGTGGTCCCATGGCGGCAACACCAGCGGCGAATCCAGCTTGGTAGCCACGCTGCAGACCGTCCTCGAACGCTCGCCGGCACATGGCCTTGACGCGCTCTAGGGCCTGGTCGGCTTGGCGTTGCAGCTCTAGCTTGACGGCTAGATCGGTAGCGGTATCGGTCATAGCAAATCAGTGATGCCGCGATGGCGCTTCGTCCCCTTCACTTTAGCCGCGTGCTTACGGTCCATGGCGCGACCCTTGGCGGTTTCTTTATTGCCATGCATGGCGCCGATTGCGTTCATGGTGCCGTAGATTGCTCGCGGATTGTTGCCGTATTCGTCCCGCAATTTCTTCTCAAGGAACTTTGGCATTACTCAGCCTCAAGACCGCCAGTTGCTTTGCTATTGTGCGCCTCGGCCGGCCCGCCATCGCCAGCGTAATCGAGATGTTTGCCCATGTGAGCGTCGAGATGCTCCATGAATGGTTCGGCCTCAGTGAAATTGTGCGTCTCGTGAGGCTCGGCGCGTGGACTAGCGTGGTGGGTGACCTGGACGCCGGTCTCGGTCGGCGTAACGCGCATATGATGCAGCCCAGTTGGCTCGGCCGGTGGCTCGCCCTTGCTATTGGATCGCTTCCACTCTGCTGATCTGATCATGCTGACTCTCCTTTTGCATCCCAGCGCTCGCACCAGCTATTGGATTGGATGGGTGACTGCACCGTGCGACAGCGCAATGGTTCGGCCGGTTCGCGGACTAGATTGCGACAATTGCCGCATCGTTCATTGCCGCGGCTGGCGCCATAGTGGACGGCGTGGTGCGGTGACTTCTGACCGGGTGGCAGTTCGTGCTGAGCGGCCCAGTTCATCGCTCGACTAGGCTGCCGGTTTCGGTGGCGCTGCAGGAGTATTCGCGGTCACGGCAGCAGCGAGCGCAGTAGCCTGAGTCTGCAATTGCGCCACGACTGCTTCGACGGCGGCAGGGCTGACACCATTAGCGGCGCTGATCTGGGCGGCTAGGCTGGTGATGAGTGTAATCGCCGAATTAGTGACGGTAGTCTGGGCGGTAACTTGTGCGGTCAGATCGGTTAGTGCTTGAGCAGCGGTAGACATGGTGCGATGAATCTCCTTGATTAGATTTAGATTGACTACTAGAAAGATGATGATGACGATGTCGGTAACCAAAATTAGCCATTGCATTGCTCAGCCCCACACGCTCTTGGGCTTGGGCGCAGGTGCTACCGACTGTGGCGCTGGCGCAATTGTCATGGCGAATGTGAGCGCTAGGGCATCGGCATCGTCCGGGCTGCAGCGCTCCAATCCCAATTTGCCCAGGCGTTTCTTCATCAGCTCCTTGGACTCCAGTTTGACGCGATTGAGCTTGTCGCTGACCAATACCGGTTTAGATAGATCGCTAGCCAGCCCGGCGTCCTGGTCAATAGCGCCATCGCGGAGCCATTCCTTGAGGCGCTGCCAAATGTAATCGCGAAAGTAGGCGCACTTTTCACTTGGCGAATGGGCGCCAAAGTTGACGGTCACAATGTTCTTATGCCCGAGCTGGCGCAATCTGGACTCGACCGGTGCCGCAATGCCAGCGCTATCCAGAAATAGCATTGCCAACTTGCGAGCGGTACCATTGACAATGTAGGTGGCGCTCAGGACATCGGCTAGCTTGCCGGTGAGCACGGCCGGGTCGCGAGTGAATTCACCTTTGATCTTGATAGGCTTGATTGAGCTGGCATCTAGGCCGCAACGAAAGCGAATAACGTTATCATCGGCACCGCCCCAGGCGAAGTCCACGCCGGCGACCAATGGCTCATCTGCTAGCACGGTAACTTTGCGCCGCTGGGCCTGGTCGATCAGGTCCTGGTCTATGAACTGCGCCGACTCAGCGACAGGCGGTAGTCCACGAGCACGTACTCGAAAGAAATCAGAGTCCTCGCCGTAGTCCTGTTCCCATTCGGCCAATTGCTGCTTGTTAGTGCCCTCGACAGAGCGCGAGTCAATTGTCCAAGTTTTCCAGCGGTGACGGCGCGAGCCAAAGACGATGTCATAGAAAGGACCTTTGTTGCGAGTGGGGTTGCCGGGCACGATAACGATAATCTCAGTGCCCTCGTCTAGCATCACGCCTTCCATTGTGTCGAAGATGGTCTGCGGTACTTCGCTAGCTTCGTCAACAATGAAGACGATGCGCTTGCCCTTGTTATGCAGACCGGCGAAGGCGGCAGGATTGTCTTCGCTCCAGGCCAGCAAGTCGCAGCGATGCGTCTCGTAATGCTTCGGATCAATTACCTTGATGCTGGTGACGGTCTTGTCGAAGCATTCGCTATTGTAGGCGGCGCGAAACCATTTGGCCAGCTCAGGCGACGTTTTTGTTTTCAGCTGATTGTCGGTGTTGGCGGTGATATTGACGCGGCAGTCCTCGAACGTGCTGAGCGCCCACCAGGTGACCATGGCGATCAGGCTAGACTTGCCAATGTCGTGGCCCGATGAAATTGCTATTCTGCAGGGTTGGTGACGCGTGACGGGATTGCTAAGGTGGGAGCCGATGTAGTCGAGGACTTCGCGCTGCCAATTGCGTGGGCCTTGCGATTCGGCTAACTCGCTGTCGCCCCAAGGAAAGCCGACCATGACGGCGCCGAATGGATCATGGTAAAACTCGGCAATCTCGGCGGCGATTTCTAATTGCTCAGCTTGCATTGCGCAATTCAATCAGCTGCTCTTTGCGTTCGCGGACTTTGCGGATGACATCGCTGATGCCCAGTTCGCCGCTGATTTCGAGCGATTGCGTGACGGGGCCTTCCAGGCGCTCGGTAATCTCGCGGGCCATTAGCACGACAGCCATGCCGCGGCCGGCGGTAACGACATCGCGAACGGATTGCTTGAATGCAGCGCGGAATTCAGGATCGCGAAAGAGTTCGTTATAGACTTTGCTGGCGTACTTTTTGCGCTTGGGGCGGCCGGAAGGATTGCCGCTGACGCCCTTGGGGAAGGGCTTGAGTTTATCGCCAAATCTAGCAATTCGGCTTTCTTGACTGTTCGCAGTCTGGGCTTTCGATACCGGGTCCACTAGGCTAGTCCTAACCGAAGCGCCAGTGCCTCGGGCGTCTCTAATAGCTCGCGATGACGCCGGCCGAGCGTATCCACAAAGATGAACTGACCGTCCAGATGGTGGCGCAAGTCGCCGAGTGGTTGGCCTAATAGGCAAGATAGATCAGCAAAGCTATGGAGGGAGTGGACTTGGCCGGCGAAGCGATACTGAAGAGGGATTGCGGTAGGCGTAATGGCACGAGCCAGCAAGAGCGAATCGCGTTCGCTGCGACTGACGTGCTTTTTACTGTGGTCTGGGTAGACGATTACGAATTGTTTTCGGGCCATGCAGGGACAGGAACTCCAAAAGGACATAAGCCACGCAAGTACTAGTAGACCTGGCAGTGGAGCAGGTGCGAGCGGCTAACGCGCTAACGATTACGCATCGCCTAGTAGTTTGTCAAGAGAAATCGGAGATCGTGCGGAAAATCGACTCCTAGG